TTAGAGAGGGCTCGCTGCCCCCCGCCGCCCAACACATCAATGATTTGGGGCAAGCCATTATTGGGGGTTGTCAGTTCAAATTGTAAGAGCATTTGCTTGACCTTTTCGTGTGGTTGTGATACAGTAGGACATAGCCAGCTGAGGTGGGTTGAATTCTACCGCACCCCTGTGGCGGTTTTACCGTCTTGCAAGTAGTGCCTTTTAGGTAAAGGATTGGGTAGTGTCCTTCTGGCTATATTTTTACTCAGGTTCTGGTCGTTCAAATAGCACCATACCTTTACTTTTTAGTTTCTCTACTTTTGTGTTATCTAATCGGTAAGATTTTAGATACACTTCTTTATTGTCGCCTGTTTGGTGAATAATTGCCAAATAGCGTTTACCATCTTCGTTCAACCCTTCAATCCAAGTCGTCTGCTGACGATATTTCCCTGCATTTTTATCGTATTCACGCACCACCAGCACCGCATTGGCAAGCAAGTGTTGCACATAATAATAGGCAGTTGGCTCAAAGCCTGTGTTACCGTCTCGGCTAATGGCTTGTTTTAGGGCATCATTTTCATTAAACACAATGACCTGCGTGCTGACCCCCAACATTTCCTTTTGCTCTGGGCTTAGCACCGCCACAGGAAAGCGTTCGCCATTATCCAACTTACGAAAGCCGTCAATGCGTTCTTGCTTGGGTAGTTTGTCATAATCAGGCGTGTCTTTTTTGTATTCGTCAAGCTGAGTTTCAATCCTGCCAAGCCAACGCAAAAACACACCGTCTTTCATATTATCCGCCACAAAGGATTTGGCAACTTCATAGGGGTATTTATTCAAATCAGGAAACCAGCTCGCCCCTGCCACCCCATCAAAACTATGTCCTAAATTATCAACATAATTACTGGGCAATTCATCAGGCTTGGTTTTGCCCATTGCCCTAAGCTGTCGCTCGTTAATCGCTTCCACCGTACAACAGCAACCCCAGCCGTTTGGTGGATAATTGATCTGCCAAAAAGGGCTATCAGCAGGTAACACCAAGCCGTCCCACGCTTTATGCTGATGACGAGGATTTTCCACCGTGTTGTGTCTGTATCGCCAATACGGACGAGATTTTAATACATCGGGGTCTCTCATCTGTTTATACCGTCCTGCCATATGACTGGTTCTAAGATTGGTGGCGTAGATGACTTTGGCTCGCCACGCCTTATAATCTTTGTCTTTGTCGTTCAGCCAACCTTTTTTTGCCAAAATGTCATCAAACTGGGCTTGAAATTCGTGGAATGCTTGACCGTCCGCCACCGCCTTTTGTACGGCATTGTGTAGGTCGGCAAGCAGGTCGGCTTTCATTGCCCCTGCGACTGTAAAGGCTTTATCGTGCTGTTGTGATGTCAGCTCGTCATAACGTTCAGTGGGGATACGCACCTTTTGTCGTAAAAAGTCAATTTGCTCTTGAAAGGGCAGACGTTGTCCTGAGATTTTAGTCATTTTACCACCTTAGAGATACATCAACGCATGATGAGCAGGCTCGCTATAGATTGAGCAAAACGCATTGCATAACAAATATGCGGTTAAAATTAGATGTAATTTCATATCTCACTCCGCCCTTTGAGTTCTGCCAAAGTCATCGCAATTTCCATTACCTTGACAAGCTCGTCCGCATTTAACTCATCAAACGCATTGACGATATTGTCCTGCAATTCGGCAAAAGATTGGGCTTGATTGACAATTTTCTTTAATCGCCCCACCATTTCGTCAAGATAGGGATTGGCGTGGGTTGCCAATTCATCAGCTGTTTTACCCACAAAATCGCTTTGGGGTTTGGGACTGGCTTCGGCAAAAGATTGTTGTTCTGCCATGCCTACGCCCACATCAGTAATATCGCCGTCTTGCAAACCATATTCACGCATAAAATATTGACGGCTTAACCTTGCCCCTGCTTGGGTCAGTGCCACATCTCGCTGGGCTTGTTCTAGCCCACCGTTACTGTCTTCAAAAAATTCAAACTGTGGGGCGACCCCACCCCAGTTATAATCCACAATCCAGTTGATGAGTGTTTGCAACTGCTCGGCAATCATCTCGCAGTCAGCAAGGGCAATCTCAAACGCCACTTCTGCCCCTGCGGTACTGCTTGCTCGTGTGGCATCGCTTTCGGTGGATTGGTTTTGACCGAGCAAGGCGATATTAACTTCACTACGGCAAAACATCAAAAACTTTTCAAAGGCATCGCTGGACGCACTTTTGCCACCTGCTTCCATAATCTCAACCGTGGAATTATCAGGGATAACCGCCACCGCATCTTGTACCATTGACGACAAATTATCCAATAGGATTTGCTGTTGTTCAATGTCATAGTTTTTGCCGTATTTGCCAATGACCCACGGCGAACCGTATTTTTCGGTAAACCGTACCCAAAAGTCCAGACCGCCTTGTTTAAATACTGTCGCCCAAAACACACTAGACGCATCAGGCTCGCCATAAGGATTTTCATAAGTGGGGTCTTGGCGTGGCAACAGATATTTGCGTTCAGGCACGATTAAGCCGTCCTGCCCTGCGTCCTTATCTTTAAAGCGTAGGCGGTTATCACTGTCAAAAAAGAACCAATCAGGGGGCATGGCTTGTACATCAACAGGCAACCACGCACCGTCCTGATACGCCCAAGAAATTTCGCACGGCTGATAACCATAAAACGATGCGTCCGCCATTGCCCCAATAATCCGAGATAGGGGCAAATTTTTAAAAATAGTATTGATGCGTTCGGTTGTCTCTGGCGTTGCTTTGTCTTGCACAATCCGCCACGCCTTAGACTTAACCGCACTTTTTCGTCTTCTTAAACAGCCCTTCACCCCTGCTTCGGCTTTAATTTCTTTATAGACTTGAATGTCTTTACCCATTTTCTTTAAAATAGGGTCGGGGTTGGGCAGAACGCTATTTAACGAACTAAACCCCGACACCGTGCCACGACTGGCGATTTGCCGTAAGTGCGGTGTACTGCTTTTTAACTCACTAAATGACACAAATTCGTTACCGATATATAAGCCGTTCATCGTCTAAATCCCCTAAATAAGCCACCAATCCCAAAGCCCTTTAATAGCTTGGTAGAGACTCGTGGTTTGGCGGTGTGAATGCGTATGTCCGCCCCACCATTGTCAATATTTTTAAAAGCATAATAGGCAAGCACCAATGCAATACCCATATCGCCATGTCGTGCTTGCTCATTTGCCCCTTTGTTTTTACGATTGGGCAATTTTGGAATGCCGTCAATGATTTCAAATGCCAATAAATCCGAAAGCGTATTTTCGTGCTTGGGTAGGTTAAATAGCATCTTATCTTCAAGCCCTGCCTTGAATGGGGGCATATTTAGGCTATACCATTTTTGGCTAAATTTGACACATTCCACCGTGTCCACGCCATAACGATGTTGGGCTTTTTCGGCATTGCTTGCCCCAATGCCACGAGCATCCAAAGCCACGCCTGCAAGCTGTTTTTCTACACGGTCGCAAATGTAGTTGAGTACCTGTTCTTGTTGGGTAAAGGGGATATTTTCAAGCTCCACCATGCCCACGCATTGCAGGTTTAAATCGGGCGTTTGCACCGCAATCGCATAATCGGTTAAGTCGCCATTTCGTCCATAGTCGCCCCCAATAAAGATTTTGCCTTTGGGGATTTCTGCCAAGAAGTCCGCCAACTGCTCATCGCACCAGTCCACGCAGTCATTTTCACGATAAAAATCGTCTTGCAAGTTAAACTCATTATCTCGTTTATAGACAAAAATCGGTGTATCAGCTGACATGACTTGCTCAATGAGTGGGCGAGATAGCCACCGCCCACCGCTATTTTTAGGAATACAATTTAACTCTTCATCAACATTGTCAGCATACATCGCACGGATTTTGTCTGCCCATTCGGTTTCTCCGTCCACCGTCCATTCAATACCACGCTTTAAACAGACACGCTGATACAAGCCTTGTTCTAGGGCTTCATCAAAGGTACAATGGTGTAAACTGTATGGTAATTTACCTGCCTTGACCTCTTCTACAAGCTGATTAAAGGGGTTATCCACGCCATTGTGCGTTGAAATAACTCGCACGCAACCACCCCAAATCAGCAAGGCAAGGGCAGACTTTAACAGCTCTTCTAGGTCATCGTGAAACCCTGCTTCGTCAATAACGACACGCCCCTGCTTACCACGCAAGTTTCTGGGCGATGACGATAAGGCGGTAACACGGTAGCCACTGGCAAATTTAATGGTAAAGGCAAGGATTGCCTTTTTCTCATCACCATTTTCAAAAATCTCTTCATGCTCTTCTACTTCGCTTGCCACAAGGCTATAAAACTTCGCCCAGTCCGCCACATCTCGGATAAACTCAATCGCCATGTCTTTGGTATAGCCAATGTACCAAGTATCCTGTCCGTTGGTACGACTGGCTTCAAGGGCGGACTCGCCAGCTTCTGCCCACGAACCACCGATACGCCGTGATTTGACAAAGATTTTCACTTCGGATTGGTCGGCAACCCATTTTTGTTGATAGGGCAAAAGCACGCTAGGGGCGGTCATGGTGCAATCCCCAGAATTTTGGCACGGATAAGGTCAGCAGTTTCGTCAGACAGTCCGCCTGTTTTCACAATTTCTTGCACTTCTTTGGCGGTTTTTTCGGCTTTTTCTTTCACATCTAGGGCGTGCTGTTTTTGTAATACAGACGCTTTGACAATCTCGCTAATGCCTTTCCCTGCTTTGGTAATCATTGACAAACGCTTGACAGGGTCAATGCTTTCATCATCGTCCAAGTCTTGTAGGGCAACCAACGCATTAAAAATCTCTGTCTGAACCAATGACAAAACGGCTTGCGAGCGTGCATCGCCGTCATCAGGCACGGCTTCGGCAATCATCAAGGACGCTTGGGTGCTGGCTTGGATTGCTGATAATTTACGCTCCAACTTTTGCCCATATCTATGGATAGCCGATTTGCTGATTTCATAGCCCAACTCTCTAAGCCATGTTTCAAGCTCCACATAGCCGTTAAAACCGTTTGAAAACAAACGGTCATCAAGCTGTTTTTTATGCTCTGGGCTTAATTTACTCACTGCATTGGCACGAGCCCT